CTCTGGTTTTACATACCGAGACTGAGAAGGTCTTAACCTCTCTGGGTCTGAGGTTTGGTTAAGACCGTATGTAAAATTGATGTACCCATCTATGGCTCCAGATGAGTTGTATAAATTGTAATCTTCTATTTCTTTACCATCTGCTGTCTTACCTATTTGCTCTGGTACTTTTGTCCAAGTAGTAAAACTGATGCCCATAGGCGATGCTGTCAGGTGGTCGTGGATAGGATTGTAGTCGCCTTCATAGGAATGAACCGACCAGAGTTTGTCTGTCACGACTTGCTTGGGCTTTATCATTGTCCCAGTTTGTTCCACAAAGTGTCTGAGATAGGCTACCCCTAAGTTCTCAACCATAAGTCTAAAGTCTTTTAGATCGTCACACGCAAAATCCATAGACAGCTGTTCACCTTGGTGTATCTGTCCGACCAGATCGCCACTCAAGGATTCTCTGTCTGGATTCTTCAGCTCTGTGTCTAGGTGAGTATTTAATGTTTGCACCACTTCTTCTGACATCTGATGTTGCATCATAATTGCAGCTGGTAAGTTGTAGATGTCGTATTGTAAATTACTCAATGAGTTTCTCTTGTTCTCTCAGTCGTTGCAGTTCTTCTATTAATTTACTGTCGTACCATTGGTTCTTCTGTAAGTCCTCTATCTCTTTGCCTGTATCTTTATGCTTGTATTTAAACCTGTGCATGTATTTGATCGAAGCTCCTTCTAAGTAGTATCTGAAATTGTCGCCAAGTTGTTGTTGTATGTAGTCGATACATTCTATGTCGCCTTCATAATGTGGTGGATGATTAACCATGTCTTTTTGCATTTTGTGTCCAGAAAAGTGTGAGCGATTCCATTTGAGTGTGAGATCAAAAAAGGAAAAGGGAATCGCCCACGGAAATTTAACTAAAACGGTAAGTCGTTTTCATCGTCATCGTTTGCTAGATCAGCTAACGATTCGCTGTTGCTTTCTTCTATTACCTCTGACTTAACAACGTCTGATTCGTTGCCTTCTTGTACAGCTGCTTTGTGTTCAAAGCTGTCTTCGATGTCTTTTTGTAGCCATTCTTGAAAACCTACAAATACATCGCACATGGCTTTGGTTTCATCAGAAGACTTGCCTCTAAACTCATCGTTGTAAACGTCCAGATCAAACAAGACCTGTTCGTTCTTAGTAGCTACTTTTTGTACACCGCCTTCAGGGTAACGTATGCCTATGATCTTTTCATTGCCACCTGATGTGTGTCCAACTTCTATGTCTCCCGAACAACCCAACAGATTGCTTATATCAAAGCCAGCTTCTTCTTCCTCTGTGAAATTTTTGTTTCTCCACGACTCCAAGTGTTTTCTTAAAGATGCCATCGTTGACAATGACGCTGTGTACGTCTGGCTGACAGAAAAAGGTCTGCCGTCTGCCATCATTTCACTGGTGGTTTCAAAAGTTATTCTGACTTGTTTCTTCTTAGAAACCTTGCCTTCGTACTCCTGATTTGTGGTACCCATGTCTACTATTTGATAGCAGATTGCTGCGTATCTTCCTTTGTCTAGCTTTTCAAAATCGCCAGTACTTTTTATTGTTAAGCTCATAATGTCTCCTAATTGTGTTTGCTAAGTTAAATAAAATCTTGTACTATTTTACATACTTTACCAAAAACCACAACGACCAAAATAAAAAGAGATAATTGATGTCACTTAAAATAACACGACCAACCAAGAATTTTGATAGACCTTTAACAGTAGATTACCAAGTAGAATTCACTAACTTTCTTAGTGACAATGGCTTGGAACCAGAACCACAGAAGGGCTTAGTCGCTGACGGCACTATTGGTCGTGCTTACATCAATGTTGGCGGCAAAAGGAAGCTCGTAGGGTGGTATCAGTTGTGGCTCGATCAGTCTGTGCCTTATGGCAGACTGGGTGATTATCGAGTCTCGGCTGATTCTCCTACTGCTATCTGGAAACCAGAAAACAGGAAAAGGCAGACCCTTACTAAAGACGAACGGCAAGAAATAGCCGATCTACAGAAGCAAGCAGAGGTCAAACAACAGGAGAAGTACAGCAAAGCAGCTAAGAGGGCACAGAGCCTATGGGATGAAGCCCTACCGTGTGAAAAGCACCCATACTTAGAAAAGAAACAGGTGTTGTCTTACGGTTTAAAGGTCAACGCATCGGGACAGCTGGTTATACCTTTGTACGACAAACAGATGACGGTGGTAGGTTTGCAATACATAGCACAGGACGGCTCAAAGAAATTTCTTACTGGTTCTAAGAAAAGCGGTAGCTTTTTTATTCTGGGCAAAGAGATATTGAAAACCAGCGACATAATTAACTACGCAGAAGGCTATGCCACCGCAGCGAGTGTCTACGCTGATTACTCACAGCCTGTCATCGTGGCATTTGACGCTTACAATCTATCGCCTGTTGCAGAGGTCATGTTTGAATTTTTCAACAAGAAGAAACACATCTTTATAGCGGACAATGACGACTCCAAGACAGGTGAGAAGGAAGCAAGCAAAGCCTGTCAAACCATACTTAAAAACAAGGGCAATGCAGAGGTTTTAATGCCTCAGAGCAAGGGTGATTACAACGACCACAAGAACGACCCATTAGAAGGAGAGCTGATACCTTCCTTGCAGAAATTAGACCTACCAGTCGATTACGAGTTCCAACGCAACGCAAGCGGACGCTTCTTGAACACCAAGGACAACGTCAATGGCGTTTTAAAAACGCACAATGTTGAAGTGCGTTACAACGTCATCAAGAAACGCATGGAAATAGACATACCGAACACCAAGTTCATCGCTGACATGAAGGAGGAGGCATCTCTGATAGAGGTGGAGGACCGTGCCATCAACATGGGCATACCACACACCAGAGTCAGAGATTACCTGAAGATACTGGCAGAAGAATACAACCCAGTGGTGGAGTGGATAGACAGCGAGCCTTGGGATGGCGAAAGCCGACTGCAAACCTTTCTGGACAGCCTAATGACACACGAGAGCAACCAACTAAAAGAAATGCTGATGAAGAAGTGGTTGGTCAGTTGTGTCGCTGCTGCTTACGAAGAACAAGGAGTGGAACTCGAAGGCATCTTGGTACTGCAAGGTGCACAAGGACTGGGTAAGACGCTGTGGTTCAAGCGACTGTGCGATTACGACAGGGGTTGGCTACTGGAAGGTGCCACGCTGAACCCTAGTGATAAGGACAGCGTGAAGCGAGCCGTTAGTCACTGGATCGTGGAGTTGGGCGAAATTGAGAGTACTTTTAAGAAGAGTGACATCGACCAGCTCAAAGCATTTGTCACGGCAAAGACGGACGAGTTAAGATTGCCGTATGACCGAGCGTTTACCACCTACCAGAGACGTACTGCCTTTTACGCTAGTGTTAACGCCAGAGAATTCTTGACGGACACGTCTGGTAATCGAAGATTTTGGGTTCTGGCGGTAAAAGACATCAACGTCAATCATGGGGTCAAGATGCAACAGTTGTGGGCTGAAGTTAAGGAGACTTTGTATGTGAAAGGGCAAAAGAACTGGTTTCTAAGCCCTGATGAGCGAGCCATGTTGCATGAATCGAATGAGATATACCGTACACAGTCTAGCGTTGAAGATTTGCTCTTGGAACACGTTGATTTCGACAGTGAGTTCACCAAACCAGTACAGATGACCAAGTTGTTGCGTGATCTGGGCATTAAAGCCCCAAGGATGCCTGACTTCAAAGAAGCCAATCGTGTCTTGCACGAAAGAGGCATCGAAGCACGCAGAACCAACGGTAAGAAGGTCTACGACATCAGCTACACCGCTGTGGAAGAGTCGGGTGGGTTTAACAGCAACTTTGGGAGCGACTGATGAGTAAAGACAAACAAAAAGAATTGTTTTTAGATTGTGAAGACGAATGGGATGGCATGCCAGAGTTTGAACAACAAGATTTAAGACCGTGGCATCAGGTTAACGTGCGGTTTAGAAATCAAGAAGACTTTGACAAGTTCAAAGCTCTGATGGAACAAGAAATTACGCCAAAACAAAAAACCTTGTGGTTTCCACATGCACCTTTCCGCAGAGCTTCTAAATACAAATACATTGATGATGAATCCTAACTACCCTATATACATTGTTTCTAAAGGAAGATGGAAAACAAGACACACAAGCAAAGCCTTAGAGTCGATGTCTGTTCCTTATTATATTGTTGTTGAAGAACAGGAATACGATAATTATGCATCCGTTATAGACGCAAAAAGAGTGTTGGTTTTGCCTAACCATTACTTAAATGAATATAACACTTGTGACGATATTGGTGACAAGAAAAGTAAAGGACCGGGAGCTGCTAGAAACTTTTGTTGGGATCATTCTATAAATTTGGGGGCTATAAGACATTGGGTAATGGATGACAACATAGCTAGTTTTAACAGGCTTAACCAAAACTTAATGTGTAAAGTTACTAGCGGCACCATATTAAAAGCTGCTGAAGATTTTGTTGATAGATATGAAAATGTTTATCTGGCTGGCTTAAACTACGATTTTTTTGCTAAAGCTAAAGAGCCTTTACCGCCTTTTGTTAAAAACACACGCATTTATTCAATAC